GTGTTATTTACTTTGAATCAGAAAATGCTATATCAAAAGACATGATTGAAAGTCGTGGTGTAGATAGTAGCAGAATAGTTGTAATGCCAGTTGCAACAGTACAAGAATTTAGAACACAATCAATTAAAATAATTGAGAAGTATATTGAACAACCAGAGGCAAGTAGAAAACCTATGTTGTTTGTATTAGATAGTTTAGGTATGTTATCTACTACAAAAGAAATGGAAGATACAGCTTCGGGTAAAGAAACAAGAGATATGACAAGAAGTCAAATTGTTAAATCTACTTTTAGAGTATTGACCTTAAAACTTGGTCAAGCAGGTGTTCCTATGATTATGACCAATCACACTTATGATGTTATTGGTTCTATGTTTCCACAAAAAGAAATGGGTGGCGGTTCAGGTTTGAAATACGCTGCTTCATCAATCATCTATCTAGGTAAAAGAAAAGAAAAAGACGGTACTGAGGTAGTTGGTAATATTATTCATTGTAAAAATTATAAGTCGAGAATAACAAAAGAAAATGCTCAAATTGATGTAAGACTATCATACAAGCAAGGTTTAGATAGACATTATGGTCTGTTAGAACTAGGCGAAGAATGTGGTGTCTTTAAAAAGGTATCTACTAGATATGAAATGCCAGATGGCACAAAAGTATTTGGTAAATCTATCAATACAGAGCCTGAAAAATATTTTACAAAAGAGGTATTAGATAAGATTGATGAATTCACAAAACAAAAATTCACATACGGACAAGACGAAGAATAAAAAATATACCTTTGTACAAAAAGAAGGTGATGACTTTACTTGTATAAAGTTATTATCTGAAAAGTATGATGGTATAATTTTTAAATACGGCAATGTTGGCTTTGGAAAGGATGAAAATCCTGATGGTACCTTGCCAATGATGTTTGATTATGATATAATAAGAAATGAAAACAATAAAGATTTGGGAGATGAAAGTGAATTTATCGGCCATATCGGTGATATATTATTAGAACTAATGGAGAAACAATTAAAAGATGGTACAGCAATCATTAAGTGATAGAATAGAAACCACTATTCTAAGTAATTTATTTTATAATGAAGACTTTACTAGAAAGGCTATGCCTTTTATTGAAGCTGATTACTTTACAAAAAGTGAAGAATCAATATTGTTTGGTGAGATTGAAAAGTTTGTAGAGAACTATAAGAACTTACCTACAAAAGATACTATCTTAATTGAACTTAACGGTAGAAAAGATTTAACCGAAGAACAACTTAAAAGTTTAAAACTATTAGTTGCTGGTGCAAATGATGAAAAGGTTGACTTGCAATGGTTATTAGATTCAACTGAAAAGTGGTGTAAAGACCGTGCTGTTCATAATGCTGTATTATCTGGTATTAAAATCTTAGACAACAAAGACCAAAAGAGAACACCTGAGGCAATACCTGGTATTTTATCAGACGCTTTGGCAGTTAGTTTTGATAATCATATTGGTCACGATTATTTACAAGACGCAGACAAAAGATTTGATTGGTACCATACAAAAGAAAAAAGATTTAAATTTGATTTAGATTACTTTAATAGAATTACAAAGGGTGGTGTGCCAAGTAAAACACTTAACATCGCTCTTGCAGGTACAGGTGTTGGTAAATCTTTGTTTATGTGTCATGTAGCTTCTGCTTTCTTAACACAAGGTAAAAATGTATTGTATATTACTTTAGAAATGGCTGAAGAAAGAATTGCTGAAAGAATTGACGCTAACTTATTTGATATCTCTATGGATGATATTAGAGATATGCCTAAACAATTGTATGATAATAAAGTTGATAAATTAAATGCAAAAACAAAAGGTCAATTAATTATCAAAGAATATCCTACAGCCTCTGCTCATAGTGGTCACTTTAGAGCATTGATGAATGAATTATCTTTAAAGAAATCTTTTAAACCTGATGTAGTGTTTATTGATTATTTAAATATATGTGCTAGTGCAAGATTTAAAGGTGGTAATATATCATCTTATTTCTATGTAAAAGCAATTGCTGAAGAACTAAGAGGTCTGGCTGTCGAGTTTGATATGCCAATCTTTAGTGCTACACAAACAACTAGAACTGGTTTTGTATCTACTGACATTGGTTTAGAAGATACATCTGAAAGTTTTGGTTTACCTGCAACTGCTGACTTTATGTTTGCTTTAATGTCTAATGAAGAATTAGAAGCGTTAGGTCAAATGAAAGTTAAACAGTTAAAAAATCGTTACAATGACCCTAGTATGAATAGGGCATTTATCGTAGGTGTTGACAGAGCTAAAATGAGATTATATGATGTAGAAAATAATGCTCAGAATATTGTTGACGCTAATCAAACAAAAGAAAACTATCCTAAACCTGAACAGGCATATGATAAGTTTTCAGAATTTAAATTATAGGAGTATATAATGGCAAACTTTAAAACTTTTACCAATGCTTCAGCACCTTTTGAGGGCAAGAAAATCGCCATTGATATGGATAGAATTGCTTGTTTCTTTGAAGATGTATTGAAAGCAGATGAAGGTAAACATACGACCATTTGGTCAAAAGATAACACTTGGACAGTCCAAGAAAGTTACGACAAAGTGTTAGAAATATTGGAGAAAAAATAATGTTAGGTGGAGATTTATTTAAAATTCCTTACTATTCAACACCAGTATTGAATTTTAAGGAGAAAAAAAAGAAATTAACAAATCTATTAAAATCTTATCCTGAAGAAAGAACAGGTATACAAACTTTTACTACAAATAGGCAAACTGATAGACAAGGTTTAGTAAATGGATTTGTACAAATATTAGATGAAGAATTTAATCTGTTAACTCAACAAATTAAAAAACATTTACAGATTACAGATATTTGGTCTGTTACTTACAGTAAAGGTGATTATCATTCTCCACATAATCATGGTTCTTTAGGTCTAGCAGGTATTTTATACTTAGACTTACCTAATGGAAGCTCTGTAACAAACTATATTCAACCGTGGAATGAAATTGAAACAGACACTACAATTTATTATCCTTTACCTATAGCAGAGGGTCATATCATTGTTGTTCCTCAATTTATACAACATTTTAGTCCACCTCATAATGCTAAAAAAGGCAAAAAGCGAATCATATCTTTTGATATGAGTTTCACACAAGGAGATAATGCCTAAAAAACGAAAACAAAAAGTAAGATTTCACAAAGGTGACAAAAAACCTGGTGGCGCTAATTTAAAGGAAAAAGACTTGTACTACACAAAGAAAATGATTAAAAGAGGCCGTAAGATAGTATGGCAAATTACTGAACACCCTAGAAAAAAAGTTGTTAAGGAGTGTTTCTTTGAGGAAGACGCAGCTAGTTTCGTAAAATTTCAAAATAAACATAAGGTCTGGTTAGTCAATGGTGGAATACCAGACTTTCTATGTCCTAGACCAGGCAGTCAGATAGATAACGCTTGACTCTGATACCATACTAGTGTATAAATAGTGGTATGGCTTACGATTTTATACCAGAAAGTACAGCAGATATCAAAAAGGCAGGCGTGTTTGGCGCTGAGTATGAATCTGTCTATGAGTACCTTTCAACAAAATACAAAAGAAAAGACCCTATAGCTTTATCTAAAAAAGCAAATGAGAAACGAATGATTAAAGTTTCTCGTGGTTTTCAATCTGTTACTGATATCAAAACTATTCAAAAAGAAGTCAAAGTACAAAATGTAAAAATGTCCTTTGGTGAGGGTAGTCGTGGCGGTAGAGGTGTTGCAAACAAAGGCGGTCAATTTGAAATTGATTTTACAAAAGATTTAGATACT